CCTATATAATCCTACATATATTTAATATAGGATAATCCTATAAACCATTTAACAAAGGAGAATAATTATGGGTTTAGATCAGTACGCAGGACTTCGAGATAGTAATGGCGAAGTTCATGATGAATTCTATTGGAGAAAACACGCGAGACTGCAACAGTTTTTTTCAAGAGAATTTGAAAAGCAAAAAGGAGAGAGCGAAGAAAATAGCTACAATCTAGGTTTCAACGCAGGAGAGGGTGGAGTTAAAATCACCGAAGAAATTGTTGAAAGATTAGAGAAGGAGTACAACAACGACTATCGAAGAAGTTTTTGTCCTGATGGGTTTTTTTGGGGACAACAATTTCAAGAAGAGCAAGTCAAAGAATACAAGGCTCAAGATAAAAAATTTCTTGAGTGGTGTAAAAAAATGTTGAAGGAAGGAAAAGAAATCGGCTACGATTGTAGTTGGTAAAGTTTAGATCGAGGGCGAGAAATCGCCCCTGATCCCTGGTCCATTGGAGACAGAATGCTGTCAGCGAAGATGGACCTGGGATCAGTTAACAGAATCCCGCGGTTTGTAGTGGGCGGTTAACTGGTCGACACGCGAGCAGCTTACGACCCAGCTTCGCGAGCATTGGGACTAAGCTGCTAAATTCCTGGGACGCCAGATAAATCCACAAGCAGCAAGCAACAAGCAACAAGCTTTTATTTTTTTTGGGTGGGCCCCGCCCACAAGCTCTTCTCTGTCCTCCGCCATCCCCAGCCGCCGTCCAAGTGTATAGGATAAAATAGGATATGTCAAGAAAATTATTTTATTTTTTTTATTGACTATTTCCTATAATATCCTATATTTAAATTATGAAATCAAAAGAAGCATTGCAGCTAGTTGGCGGCCTGTCGAGGCCGTCGAAAATGCCGGGCTGGAGCTACGGCCTGCCAGCTGCGGAATGTAAAACCGGATCGAAGCTTCAAAAAATTGAAGGCAGCACGTGCAGCAATTGTTACGCGCTCAAGGGCTGCTATGTTTTTAAAGTTGTCCAGGCGGCCCAGTATAGAAGGCTGGAATCTATAAAGCATCCAGGATGGGTTGCAGCTATGGTATTTTTAATTAATTCAAAAAAATCTAAATATTTTAGATGGCACGACAGCGGCGACGTCCAAAACCTGGACCATTTAAATAAAATTTATAAAGTCTGCGAGCTCACGCCTGGTGTGCAGCATTGGCTTCCTACGCGTGAAGCGTGGACACAGGAACACGTAGCACGAGCCCCTAAAAATTTGGTTGTAAGATTCTCCATGCCCATGATTGACCAGGCGCCAGCTGGCGCTTGGCCTAATACATCAACTGTAGTTACAAAAGCAGCTACATGTCCTGCCCCGCAGCAGGGTAACGCCTGCCTGGACTGTCGGGCGTGTTGGGATCCGAAAGTTAAAAACATAGCTTACGGTGAACATTAAATTAATTCCAGATCCATTGGGTAGCGGAACAAGCTCTAAGCACAATGGATCTGGAATTAATTTTCTGGGAGGGCCCCGCCCACAAGCACGCACCAGGCCACAAGCTACAAGCGCTCAAGGAACAAGCAACAAGCTGATAAGCCACAAGCCACAGGCTCCGGGTGGGCCCCGCCCACAAGCGCGTGGATCTCGGTCCCTTCATAAAGTTTTATAGCCCCCTGACCGAGGGCCCGTGGCAGCTCTTTTACCATGATAAAAGTGTTCTTAGGATGTCTAATATGGAACGAAATCTGGTGTGGTGAGAAGGTCAAAAACTTACTCAAACTTACTTTTAATTCGACCGTAAAAAATTTATTATTTTTGTTATAACCCAACAGATCTGGAGTGCCATGAGCTGCTGAATTTTCAATCCTAGTCCAGTTTATTTCACATTTATGTGCTCTTATCTCTCTCCAAAATTTAGACTCTTTCTTCAACATTTTTCAGAGTAATTTTCAGAGTAAGTGGTGTTCAATATTAGTCACCTATTTTCTTCAAAACCTTACCCATATTCCAGGTTTCAGCCTTGATTGTGAACACTAATCTGTGAGACTCTCTATGACCTATAATTTTATTTTCAAGCATTTGAAATGAAGTAATGTCGTAAAATTTACCATCTGGTAAACAAACTTGTACTCTTGCATCTTGAGCTGCAGGAGATACTAGCATTTTATTTAATACTTGACTTAATAGCTTTCCATTCATTCGTACTTGAAATATATCCTATATTTTATATATTTCAACCATGGGAGTTCCAAAAAGATTAACAGAAAAACAATTAAAATTTGCAAACTTAATCATAGCTCACGAAGGTAGGAAAACAGCAACTGAATGTGCGATCCTAGCAGGGTATGATGAAGAGTCTGCTTATGTTAGGGCATCAGAGTTACAAAATCCAAAAAAATATCCTTTAGTGGTCGAGTATATAGGTGAGAGAAGGACAGAGATGTTAAAAAAATATGACATAAGTTTTAATGGACACATGGTAGAGTTAGGCAAACTTAGAGATGAGTTCAGAGAAAACAAAGCCTGGACTGCTGCAGGTAACATGGAGGTTTCACGTGGAAAAGCAGCTGGATATTATAACAATCAACAGATTCATCTACACAAACATGAAGGTTTGAGCCAGGAAGAAATAGATAAAAAGGTTGTAGAAGCTTTGGAACATTACCAACCAATTATAGATAGAAATGCTGAAGTAGTTACAGACGAGTTATCTTCTTCACCCACTGTCGAGGAATCATCGTCCGATCCCCAAACGTAATTCCATCTTCATCTTTATCGTATGATGCAAATATTTTTATATGGTCTTTTGTTTTTTCGTATAGCCAACCTTCGTTTACTGGTCTAGCTAATTTCATTTTATCAAATTCTTTTTCGTTAGCCCATCCAGAATCAGATACACAATCAACCCATTCAACTCTAACCTTGTGAAATGGTATGTCAGGTGTTGTTTCAGTGAGTGCAGCTTTTCTTCTTTTCTTAGGCATACCACCTTATACACCCTATAGATCTTTTCTCTAGGGACATTTTTTACAAAAAACAATTTCCATACGCGCGCTCCGGGAACTTGAAAAGTGAGTGTTTATGCGGATTGTAACATCTGTAACATTGGGTTGTTACAATCTAATCTTAAATAAGTGTTGATAATCAATGTTTATTTACAATTGTAACATTGTAACGCCTGTAACATAGTTTTGAAAATAAAAAAATATTTTTTTATTCTGGGGAAAAAGTTCTATACGATACAAATAGTTTAGAATTATTCTAAATTAGCATAGTATTGCCCAACTCTCGCCAACCATTTGTACATATACTGCCTAAATTCCTCATCAGCTATCTCAAATTTTTGAAAATAGCCATCTTTAGAACACATTAAAATCACACCAGAATGTATTTGAGTTTGATATGTATAGTTGTGAGCCATGGCATATGCAGCTAATTGTATAAAATAATCCTCGATCCATTCTCTACGTTTCGGCTTGTTTGTTTGCTTGAAATCTATTATGCTTTCGCGCCCATTATAAACACCAACAACATCAGTTGCTCCTGCATATAAATCTGGGTACCATAAAGTAACCTCAGACCCCCATATTTCGTCCAGAGAGCCCTTTATACCATCATCTATGACCTTTTGAGCCATAAGGGTAGCCTCTTGCCCTAAATCCGTTAAATCGGCATGGTTTTGGCCCAATAAATAGTGTTCTAGAAGGGTATGCATAGCAGTTCCTCGAGCAGCTGCTTGGTCCATGGTCTTTGTAGCTTGTTCCTCGCCCACTTTAGCACGCCAATTGGCCAACGATTCTTGCTTTTCTTTTGTCTGAGTTTTTGATAATATAGTTGTTACAGATGGTAATTTTTGGTTATCTACTGCGTAGTGTCTTCGACCCATGACTATTTCTCTTTGACTTTTTGGGTAAGTAAATTTTTTATTCCATCTTAATTCCCAGGTATTTTTATTATACTCTTCTAAATCTTTATCTTCCATCATACCCCACACATTCCTTCACATTCATTGTTAAACAAATCTAATTGATCTTTATCTTTAATATTAAACTCAGCTTCTCTTAAAGGAACACACGACCTGTGAATGTAGAGATTATCTTTTACTTTTTTATTACCTTTTCTAATCACGTCATCTATCTCGCAGGCATTTTCAAATTCATCTGGTCTGTTTGTTTTCATATCATGCCAAAAATGGTCGTCATGAAAAGGACATCCAATACATGCAGACTTTGCAGGTTTCTTTAAATCTTTACCTTCATACCATTTTAAACAATCATCTCTTGACATATTCTTCTCAATTAAAGGCCATCTATTTTTTTGCCACCAATCTCTAGATGGTTTCATTCTTTGTATTTCATCTGTAGAAATCCCGATCCACATCTCAACATGTTCACCTTTTGGAAATCTAGCATACTTCTTCAAACCAACTAATCGTCTAGTCTTTGCTGCAATTGGAGTTATCTTGTATTCTCTCGTACATTGTCTACGCAACATACCCTTCTTCTTAGACTCTGGATTCTTTGTAAAGAAAGGAGCAGATGCAAACCTATTACCATTCTCACCCATGGCATTTAAGATATCATCTCTAATAGATGTACCTTTACCAGTAATATAAACAGGGTAAGATAGTTGAGTCTTCAACCACTCTAAATGTTCTAGAACAGGTGTGGGTTCCCAACCCGTGTCAGCAAAAATGGCTGCGTCTGGTTTCTTACCAAATGCTCCTTGGTCCGCCATTAATGCCATAGTGGAGCTTTGCACTCCTGCACCCAACGATAATATTCTAATCAATGGTTCTTTATCAGTCATAATCTACTAAACTCCCTGTTTTTTTAATTTTATAATTAGCAATATTAATTACTTTAGCTTTAATTTTTTCTTTACCAAGCATCGAGTAATGTTTGATAATTTTATTTATATCTTCTATCTTTACATGAGCATAAGGTTGAATCAACAAAGAAACATAGTACGCATCTCTTGATTGACATCTCCAACGCCATTGTTTTTTCCATCCAACTGTATATGGAGTCTTGTATCTTTTTTCGTTAACAGTTCCGCATCCTAATAAATTGTGCATCCACATTAAAACAGACTTATCTGTCATGGATATTTCCATCCTAATCGACCAGGTAGGGTATGGCTTTTTATTATTTTTTCTTTGTCGGTCGTATTGTTTATATTGAATACTACCCTCACCGTCAAACAAACCTGCAATATATGCTGCATCAGCTTCGCTAATCATATCTTATATGCTTGTAATTCTTTTAATTTTTCTTGTGCATCGACAATCTGTTGAAGAAGTTTATCTATTTCTTCTATGTGTTGTGGATGTTCTCCAATGCCCACAGAGTGATCTAAATAAATTTTTATAGTTGCATCAGCAGAAGATATCTGGGCATTGTACTTATCTTCTAATGCACTAATCAGTGCCAATCTTAGACTCATAATCTGCTCCTTTGTGTATTGCATCTAGCTTTGCCTGTTGTTCTTTAATAGTTTTACCTGCTCTTCGGCAAGCATCTTGTAAAATTTTCTTTTGTTTCTCTAGATCCTCAATGCGTCGTGTGAGATCCAGAGGTCCCCGATCCTCGATCATCTGTGTCCTCCTCTACTTCATTTAAGTCGTGATCAAATTGTTCGTTAATGTATTCGTCTTCTAAGTAAATCTCACCCTGACTATTACAAAAATCACAATCAGCCCATTGTTCGTCATATGCTTGTTCGTAAGGAACTTTTACAAATCCATTACCTTTACAAACATTACATATAACTTTTTCTTTGGGCATCTTCTCTCCTTTCTTGTCTTTCAATTGCTAATTTCATTTTATCTAAAACATATTCTGGTTCGTATTCAGCATAGTTACAGACCATAAAAAAATTAGAAGTAGGATTTAAAAACCAAGATCGAGCAGCATCAATTGCATTACGTCCATCCATATTTTTAAACTTATCCTTCACAGCATCATCCGCAGCTAGACTCAAGACAGCTCTCCACAGTTTAAGTTCTGGTGGAGCTGCCAAGAAATCATCCTTTGTTCTTAGCCTTTGCCAGTTTGCCATTCATCTTCTCAACTTTTTCATTTACTAAGATATTAACAGTCTGGGCTCTTGATACGATTGTGTTGGGCACTATGACCCTTCTCAAACTGTCAAGTTTAGTATATGTATCATTTGATAGTGATACATTTTTATATTTGCTAAAGTCTGTCATGTATTATAACCTTTCTTTGTACATATAATGTAGGATATCCTATTAAAATTTAAAGGGGCTGTCAATGAAATTTTTACTGACTTTAATAATGTGTTCTGGAATCTCAGGTGTGGGTTGTATGCCACCATATGTTACAGATCAAAAATTCAGTAATCTATATGATTGTTTAGAATTTGGATACACCATGTCAGTAAACAAAATAAGAGAAATAGGCCCAGAAGAAATAAATAGAAATCTTATACATATAAAGTTTTATTGTTCTCCTGTTCAGGAAACTTAATCCCAAATACAGCCATAAAAATATCCGCTGCCATCATTCATGACGTGAGCGTTTAAACTGTCACTATATGTGGTTAATTTTAATCTTAATATATCACAAAGATCAAATAAATTTTCTTGACCCATGTATAACTTCATACTTGCCATCATCTCTTTTGTGACCGGTATGAGACTGTACATCCCGTCGTTTAGTATTATTAAGTCCATTTGATAACTCCTTCACTTTCTTGTACCAAAGATCTTTGTATTTTTGATCTTTAGTTTTATTCCACATAATGGCTAGATCATCTATTTCTCTTTGGCTCATCTTCCGTTATGTTTCAATTGTCTCTTTCTATGTTTGTTTAATCTTTTTGTATGTCGACCTGGACGTTTCTTTGGTTTTGGTCTTGGTACAAAAGTTGTAAACTTACGTTTTGCCATGTTGTTTTATATATTCTTTATCGCTTTCTGATAGCTGTATATATCTTATACAACCATTTACGTGTTGCTTTGTATCGGCACCACAATTAGTACACCTATAAAATTCTGAAACAATTGCAACTAAAATAGTTTCCTCTTCACAATTGTGGCAATGACCCTGTACGGTATCAATATTACTAAACGCTTTCATTAATATAAGTTTAGACAAGATCTCTGGCACTCCCTAGTATAGGTTTATATTTTGTTTTACCCTCAGATTTATACGCATGTAGAAAGGATGCTCTTGGTTGATCTGCTACCCAGCTGCAATGGATCCATCCGCTGTTAGGTTCGCCTGGAGTATAGAACTCGAGTATGAGCTGATCTGGCGTGAGGTTTGTTTTTATCCA